TAAAATTACCGAAGCACAAGAAAAATTAAAAGAACTACAGGCGTTTAAAATATAATGACTTTTGAAAAATTTATACAAGAACTAAGAAAAACTATACAAAATTCACAGCAATCAATAGGTGATACTATGATGGCCGGTGGAATAAAAGATATGGAAAATTATAAATATCTTTTAGGACAAGCGCATGCGCTACAATTAATAAATCAGGAAATGATGAACCTGCTAAATCCGAAGGAGGATACAAAAAATGATCAAGGAGAAAACGGAAACGTCGTCAAACTCGACAGAACCGAAAATTAAACTTGCTTTAGAAGAAAAATATAAAGAAGAAGTTAAAAGTTTAGAAGAAACAAAAAGACTAGATGAAGAAAATATTGAAGATATTCAAAATGAATTACCTCAGCCATCAGGTTGGAGGCTTTTAGTTTTACCTTTTACACCAAAAGAAAAAACTAAAGGTGGTATTATATTTTCACAAGAGTCTTTAGATAAATCACGTATTGCTACAAACTGTGGATACGTAATTAAAGTAGGACCATTAGCTTATAAGGATAAAGAAAAATTTCCTGAAGGCGCATGGTGTAAAGAAAAAGATTGGGTGCTATTTGCACGATATGCGGGTTCGCGTATACCAATAGAAGGCGGAGAAGTTCGTCTTCTTAACGACGATGAGGTTCTTGGAACTATTAAAGATCCAGAATCTGTGTTGCATTACATATAACATAGGAGGATGACTATGCAAGAAACAGAAGAAAACAAAAACGTTCCTATGGTTGATATTGATACATCAGGTCCAGAACATGATGTTGAAATAAAAGAAGATAAACAACCAGAGGTAATAGAAGATACNTCTGACGCTACNGATAAAACTTATGAAAACGAGCGTGAGACTAAACTAGAAGAAACTAGCTCCGAGCCTAAAGAGGCTAGTAGCGAGGAACAACAAAAGAAAGAAGAATTAGAGAATTATAGTAAAGATGTTCAAAGAAGAATAGCTAAGCTTACAGGTAAATGGAGAGAAGCTCAAAGACAAAGAGATGAAGCTCAAAGACAAAGAGATGAAGCCGTTAATTATGCCAAAGCTCAATCAAAAAAATATAATTCTTTGGAAACAGAGTCGATTAAAGATAGAACAAGTAAAATCCAATCTCTACTTGAAGCTTCAAAAGCAAAATTAGCTCAAGCAAGAGAAGCATCAGATATCAATGCTGAAGTAGAAATTCAAAAAGAAATATCTAGATTAGGTTATGAAGAAGCTAGATTAAATGAATTTTCTGCTAAAGCTGAAAGAGAAATTGATGAGCCAAGACAGGAGTTTACTCAACCTATTCAAACTCAACAAGAAGAACCTATGCCTGATCCCAAAGCAGAACAATGGGCATCAAGAAATAGATGGTTTGGTACAGATAAAGCTATGACTTATACGGCTTTTGACCTACATAAAACACTTGTTGATGAGGAAGGTTACGACCCTAAATCAGACGAATATTATGTTGAAATTGATAAAAGATTAAGGGTTGAATTTCCACATAAATTTGATACTAATAATGATACTAAACAAGGTATTACGACTAAGCCTGTGCAGACAGTAGCGTCGGCGACGCGAAGCACAAAGTCTAGTCGCCAGACTGTCAGACTCACCCCTTCTGAAGTCGCTATCGCCAATAAATTAGGAGTGTCATTAGAAGATTATGCAAAACAAAAGAAAATCATGAAGGAGGTTTAAGCATATGGAAAAAGATAAATTAAAGACCCCTCGTGCGAGTCAAACTAGAGAATCTGAAAACAGACCTCAAACTTGGACTCCACCGTCTGCACTAGATGCACCCGAGGCGCCTATGGGTTATAGGCAAAGATGGCTAAGAGCCGAAGTACTAGGTTTTGAAGATACAAAAAATATGTCTGGAAAACTTAGAGGAGGATGGGAATTAGTGAGAGCTGATGAATATCCAGGAAAACATTACGACTCTTATGCTGAAGGAAAATACTCAGGTGTTATAGGAGGAGGCGGCCTTGTGTTGGCAAGGATACCGGAAGAGCTCGCAAAGTCTCGAGAGGAATACTATAAAAAGTTAACCAAAGATAGAGACGAAGCAATAGCAAACGACCCTCTTAAGGACCAGCACAGTAGTATGCCCATCAACGCTGATAGGCAAAGTCGCGTAACTTTTGGTGGCCCTAAAAATTAATTTTTTAGCGATACCGAGTACGTAATATAAACTTTAAAAGGAGAACAACATGGCTATATCAAGAGCCCAGTTAACAAAACAACTGGAACCAGGCTTAAATGCCTTATTTGGTTTAGAGTATTCAAGATACGAAAACCAACACGCTGAGATATTCGAGCAAGAGTCATCTGACAGAGCTTTCGAAGAGGAAGTAATGTTATCAGGATTTGCAAACGCTTCAACAAAAGGTGAAGGTGCTGCAATTACTTACGACACTGCAGGCGAAACATTTACAGCGAGATACACGCACGAGACTATTGCTCTAGCGTTCGCAATCACTGAAGAAGCGATTGAGGATAATTTGTATGACAGACTTGCGTCTAGATATACAAAAGCTTTAGCAAGATCTATGGCGAATACTAAACAAGTTAAAGCAGCAAATGTATTGAACAATGCGTTCGATAGTGGTTTTGCTGGCGGTGACGGAAAAGCGCTTTTAGCGACTGACCACCCAACACTTGCTGGAACTTTCAGCAATACTTTAAGCACTGCAGCTGACTTAAACGAAACTTCATTAGAGCAATCATTAATTGATATTAATGCATTAACTGATGAAAGAGGTTTAAAAATTGCAGCTAGAGGAGTAAAAATGATTATTCCTTCTGAGTTACAATTTACAGCTGAGAGATTAATGAAATCTGCTCAAAGAGTTGGAACTGCCGACAACGACATCAACGCTATCAATAACATGGGGATGATTCCACAAGGTTACACTGTGAATAATTTCTTAACTGATACAGATGCGTTTTTTATCAAAACTGATGTGCCTAATGGAATGAAATATTTTGTTAGAGCGCCAATCAAAACAGCAATGGAAGGTGACTTCGATACTGGTAATGTTAGATACAAAGCAAGAGAGAGATACTCTTTTGGTTTTTCTGACCCTAGAGGTATGTTTGGTTCACCTGGAACTGCGTAATAGGAGGAGATAATTATGGCATTATCAACAGTTGGTTTCGGACTTAAACCAATAAATAAATTAGGTTCAAATTACAATAGTACAGGAGTAACTGAGTATAGAGCTTATAGTTACGGAGGTTTTGGTTTAGCTCACCAAATGCCAGTTAGTATTAATACTATGGATGGTGGGATTATAATATCACCAACGTATAGTAAGACTCATACATTAGGTGGATCTTTTGTTGGTGTTCAATATGATGACCCCAACACAAACAAACCTATATTTGCGGATCACGTAGTTGGAGGCAATAATGGAATTCGAAGACCGGATAACTTTGATTTCTCTACAGCTCCAAGTATGTTCGTATATGACGATCCTTTTCAGATGTATCTGATGAAGATTGATGGAGATTTAACTCTCTCTAACATCAAAGGAAACTACAGACCTAATGCATCTCAAGATACTGCAGGTACTTCAGTTAGCGATGATTTTAAAAGATCTATTGTTAAATTAGATTCTTCTACTAGAAGTGCTCAATCTTACAATGCGTTTAGATTTGTTATGTACAGTCTGACTGAAGGAGAAGTTTCATTTGCATCTAGAGGTGTAGATGGATCAACNACTCTTAAAAACAACATTCTTGCAGAAAATAGTGATGTTGTTGTGGCTATGAACAGATCGGTATACAAAGCCGGTACTAAAGCTAGCACTAACGCGTAATAATTTAAAAAAGTTATTTTTATTGAAAGGCCCCATTGATTGGGGCCTTTCTTTTTGATAGAAAGGAAAAATGAAGTATTTAATAAAAATATATACAAAAGAAATACAAACTAAATTTGTTACAGAAAGTAAAAAACCTTTAAATACCATAGAAGATGTACATAAGATAATCATTGACTATATGGGAGAAAATAGTATAGAATGGGAGCCAAATTCGTTACAATTTAATGGCACTGCCACAGGTTGCGAATTTTATATAACCTATGAGGAGGTTAATGATGGCTACGAGCAAGATGGCATTGTTCGCGAGAAAAATCCAACTTGAATCNACATGGAATCAGTTGTTTCTCAAGAATCAAGGAGTGATAACTCCTGATATGTCTGTGTTAGGAGATCAGATCAAAAAAACGATCAGAGAAATCCTATTAACACAAGAAGCTAAGCCTAGTAATCCAAGAGATGGTGAAAATCACCTTTTCGCTGGATAATTAGGTTTTTAAATATATTCTCTACAAAAGTGGTCAACACTTATAAGTATCTATTGCTTTTTTCTAAAATTAGTTATAATTTAATTTCACTATACAATTTAAAAACAATATATAGACGCGTATAGTCGACGGCCTAGAGACTATATATTATAACTAGGAAAAGGAGAAAAATTATGGCAAGAACAACTTTTAGCGGACCAGTCGCATCAAAGAATGGTTTCGAAGTAGTAAACGAAAACGGTGTTAATGAAACACAAGTACTTAACGGTGTAAAAGACTCAAAAAGACAATTTTTAAATGAAGTCTTTTTACAAAGACCAAGTGCTAATGGTGATGTTGCACAAGACAGAACAAACAAAAACTTTGAATTAGTAAATACAGGAGGCAATGATGTAATGGAGCAAAATGCTACATTTCCAGCGCAAGGTTCTGGTATTGTAATTCAGACAACCCCTAGTGCAGGAGATAACTGTGTAGTTGCTCCACATTTAGATACTAACCAAACAGCTTGGACAGGTACTAAGTTTGGAACAGAAAACGAAGTTGAATGGGAATGTTCAATATTTTTACCTATAAACTCAAATGGAAATTCAAAACATTGGGCAGGTTTGAAATTAACTAATGACCATTTAATTGCAACTGACGCTACTCAAGCTTTTTTTAAATATCAATCAAGTGCAACTAATGGAGAAACATTTAGTGATTTTTCTAAATTACATTTTGTTTATAGCGTTAGTGGTACTGACTATGTTAGTCAATTACCAATTGATTTAAATAAAGCAGGCTCTGCTTCAGAACCAAATGGACCTTATCATTTAAGAATTAAAATAGATGCTGCAAGAAGAGTATCCATTTTTGTAAATGGTATTCAGTACAATGTAACTACTACAGCAGGAACTACAGGAACTGCAGTTACTTCAGGTACTGAAAAAAGTCTTGCATTAGCTGATAATGTAAATCTTATTCCTTATATTGGATGTGAAACTGAAAATGCTTCAAATACAAGTTTAGGTATACAGTATCAAAGTATAAGTAAGAGTATTGAGGAACAAATAGCAACACCAACCCCAATTGCTCCAGTCTAATAATAAATAACAAACTCGGGGCGCCTGGTAATGCAGGCGTCCTTTAAAAGGAGAAAAAATGGCAGACACAGTTTTAAACACAACCGTATTTGACGGTGCAAAAAAATTAATAACTCATTACAATGTAGTTGGTGATGGAACAGGTAATACAACAAAAATAGTTGATGTTTCTACACTAGCAACAAGTACCTTAAATGGAAAACCTTGTACAAGAGTTAAATTAATTCAAGTAGATTTTCACGTTTCAGCAAATAACACACATGCTATTAGATTAGCATGGGACGCTACAACTGATGTTGTATTTCAAACATTAAATGGAGAAATGTCTTATGACTATTCAGCTTTTGGTGGGTTAAAAAATACTAATGCGGCTGGAGTTACAGGAGATGTTAATTTAATAATGCCTGCTCACACATCAGGAGATACTGCTACTGTTGTATGTACGTGGCTAAAACAATACGACTAGGAGTATTAAATGGCAATAGCCACAACTAGTAAATTTGAATCAACTTTTTCTATCGATGAAGTTATAGAAGAATCATACGAAAGACTTGG